GTTTTCTGCGGAGGCTCCATTTGTGCCAATCCTGTCTGACACCCTTACTGATTGCGGCGCTTCATTGTTTACGTACAATATGTCGTACCCTTTGCTATTTGAGTAAGTAGCGTCTGTTAGGACATTACCTGCCCCATCCCTTGTGATTGATCCCCCCGCAGAGCTTCTCCCTGCAGTATCAACAGCTTCTACAACTATGTCCATGTTCCTGTATGGAGCAGAGCTATTGATTTCCATATTCTCATTTATAGTTAGATGATCAGTAAATTTGCTTGAGCTAATTCCAGTCGTTTCAGTATAAATTGGGTTACTTGGGATTGGGTTATACCGGTCGGGACTTCTATACGATACTCTGAATTTGAAATTGGTTGGGACAGCAAATGCTTCCAAATTAGGATTTGTAAATCCAGCTTGCCATCCAAATTCTATAGCGGCAGTTGTGTAGTCACTACTGCCATCTGGTTTTCCAGCTTCATTAGACTGTTCTACGTCATCAACTAAAGATAAAGAATTAATCTCTAGATCCATTAAGAGATTGATGTCATTTACGGTTATGTTATTAGATGCGAAACCTGCCGCCTCCCCTCTTCCGTAACTATTTACGCCGTACACTCTGAAATAATAAGTATCATCTTCAAATGGCAAATAAGACTCCGCGCTCTTCCCTCTTGGCATAAAGTCCGTTAAGTATTCATTATTCGGGAGTGATGAATATGGATCGTCAGTAAAGTCAGATGGGGAAGAGAAATCAGACCCTTTTTTAACGTAAATTTTATATCCATTTAATGCTGTTGTATCTGTCGGCTCTCTAAAAGAGTAATCTATTTTTTTAGCGTTCGGAGTTACGTTTTGAGAGATTAGCAGTAAGTTTGAAGGGTGGTCAGGCAAGCCAAGAGCAGCAGGAGCTATATTTTGAGTCGAGAAATCTATTAAGTCATATTTTGACTCAACGTACTCTACTGCGGATACGGCGAATTTATTTTTTTGTTTCTCTTTTACGGCAACGATTCTGTAACGCTCAAGGTCTGGAGTTATGTTTAATGCTTGCCCTGAGAAATCTATTGCCCATGTGAAAGAGTCTGGCGTGTCTTCAGTAAATCCAGTATTGGCAATTTGATTGCCGTAGGGATCGTATAACACGCCTGTAAATCCAGTTATGTTATAATTTATTGTGTCTATTACGTTAGTAGAAGAAGTAGCATCTCCCTTTATCAAGACTACAGAATTTGTGCCTCGCTGTTCTATTCCACTATAAGCAGTCCCAGTTTCTATTACATCTGCTTTTTTGATTTTGAACCCTTGTAGGGCTGGCCTTTTAATATACTGATCTGCCGCTTCGCTGCTCGTGATGTTCGTTCTTAGTGGGTCAACATAAGAAGGGCCAGTCAGAACTTTAAAATCGAATTCGCCATTTGTGGCTACTTGGCTGTTATGTACATACCCAGATATACTAGAATCCAAATACAAATAACCTGTTTGGAGGTGGCCGTCACCTACCCCCTCTCCAGAAGCTATATCAAACCTTGCGGCTCTACCGCCTCTTCTATTTTTGAAAAATTCTCCGTAATTGCCCCTGTTTTTATCGGAGATCCCTACGACCATACCCGGAGAAAGGTAGTTCCCTTCCGCTCCAGCCATGAACCCGGCTGTCTGAGTTTCTAGCGATTCAGTAAATAACACATATTTGCCGAACCTTGTAGCTTGCGATTTAGAAGTACACCCAAAAGCTGTTAGCTCCCTAAACTGAATGCCAAGTGATTTTATGGCTTCTGCGTCTTCGACATATTCTATCGTAGGTTTATAGCCATCTTTTTTGTCGTTGTACCTAACCAAGACAACAGTTGCTCTGGCTTTTTTAGCAGAGCTACTATAATGAAAACTTCCATTTTCTACGTTTGAGTTATTGAAAATATAGGATGTACGTTGTTGCTTATCTGAAGTTACCTGAAGCTTTCCTGCTTTGTAAAAAGCCAGCCCTCTGAAGATGGAAGCAAAAGAATTTATGACTTCTAGAGCTTCGCTTCTGGTGGTTATACTTGCGTTGCAAGTAAATCTTGGTTCCCCAGCTTCTCCTGATCCATCATCATTGGCTTCACCGTTAGGGACCAACACGTCGCAATATTTAGCTATTTCGAAAAGACCCCATTTATCGATATTTTTTGGCTGGATCTTCTCGCCAAGACCATACCTTGGGTTCGTAACTAGATCGTAAAATATCCAAGCTGGATTATCAGTCCATTCGTATTTAATAGTGCCGTCCCTATTCCTTTTCCAATCGCCGTCCCAATCTTCCGTTGTAGCTCCTCCCGGAGTTCCGTTTGAATCATATGAGTTATTTAGAGCCGCATCGCCGCCGTCAGTAATAGCTGTGCCACCCCTTAATGCCCCATAAGTTTTTAGGATTGTATTGTAGTTGTTAGGAACTCGAACTTTTATGCCTTTTGTTTTGAAAGTTCTTTTTGGCAGCTTCGAAAAGTTGTCAGCCCTAAATTTGCTTCTTATATATGCCGAATTTGGATAAGCATATTTCTCATCGTATATTTCTACGATACTATCAATTTGAGTACCTGCTTGTATACTACTCGAAAACGAGTCGAACGTAGATCTATATACTGCAATATGCCACCCTAGGAAATCAGGATCTTCCATCGTTTGGCCATATTTATCTGGATCTATTGTGACCGTAGTTTCTCTCAGGTAGCCAGCAGATACTCTGCCGTATACAACTTCTTTTACTACGTTTTCTAGGTTTTGACTTGTTATAAGCTTTGTATCTTTGTCTCTTACAAAGAACTCTTCGTTTTTGTGATCTTTGGAAAAGTAGGGCCTATAATCTATTCTGTACTCTACGGTATACCCTTTTTGATCCCCTTTGCCTATTTTCGGCACTGCCGATCCCTCTCGGTATTTATAGGGTCCACTTAACTCTCTTTTTTGCAGTTGTTGGACATTTAGGATTATTTTAAATTTTATACATTTATTATTTAAGATCTTGTAGAATTTTGCTTGATCTCTTCCTAGCGAATCTTCCCCATCTTTAAGCTCTAATTCGGTGGGTTCGTAGCTGCCATCTATATATTGCGTTTCTGGACCGTATAGTTTTTCACTAATTGGCCTTATAACCTGCAAAGATTCGAACCCTGCCTCTTGATCATCATCTGTTAAAATTATAGCTTCCCCTCGCGGGTTTCCCTCGGTAAAAGCAAAGTCTACTCCTTGATAATTGTAATTCCCCTGAGTATTTAGAACTTCTAGGCCGTTGTAGAACATAGACCTCAGATAGCTTTTTGGTGAAGCTATCTTGCTTCCTTCGCTAATAGGAACGTATGGTTCAAATTTGCAGCCTTCATAACCCGTTGCTCCTATCTCAGATTTGAAAACGTAATCCCCAGAAACAAGCCCTTCTATTTCTCCTTCGCTAATTACATCGATAACCTCTTGGATAGTTAGAGATAACGCTCCCGGAGGTTTGCCCTGTTTGCTTCTATCCGTAGGCCTTGGGTACTCATCGGTACTTATACCAACAGGCTCTTCGATTGGATCCCTTGGTACAGGAGGGGGAGGAGGGCCTCCTGCGAAAGACAAGTCATTTAGCTTTTTGCTTTGACTTAAGTATTTGCCGTAATCTATTTTTTCTGTCTTTTTTTTCTTCATCCTCAAGCTAATTAAGCGGTTACTTGGCCATCCGTTGCTGCAACTTGGTCAACGTCAGAGAATACCGCAACAACATTACTTCCCGCCAATACGGTTCCGTAAACTATAGGCACGGGAGCACCTTCCCTGACAATGTTTACTGGACCATTAAATAGGTAAGAACCAGCAGTTATCCCTTCTATTTTCTTTACCTCTGAAAATTCAGGAGGATCCATCATCATTGCTGTAATCCCAGAGGCTACTAACGCTACGCCAGCCGCAAACATAGCTGGCCCAAGTGGTCCAGAGAAAAAGGCCCCGACCATAAGTACTGCGCCAATCAGGGTTTGGAATATTCCGTCGCCACCGGCCCCCTCGACAACAGGTATAAAGTCTATTGTTTTTATATTTTTCTTTTTTAAGAAAAAACTAGAATGATAAAACGTATCAAAGTCTTCTTCTAGCGACTCTTCTGTATCTTTAATTTTTCCATCAACCATTATTTCCTCGCCGTCAATCAAGATCGCATATTTTTGATTTTTTCGAGACGAATCTAGCATTAGGTTAAAGAGCTTGTTGTCCGTTTTTATATTTATAGCTCCGATAGCTTCATCGGCAGAATCCACCACAAGATCCCATTCTGATTTATCAAGAGATTCAGCGAGATACCCATGTAATTTTATCTTGGTCATAATTGAGTCTTGTGTCTGTAAATTTTGTGGATTAGTGATTTATAATCATTCGTCAATTTTTCTATTTTGGATGGCCTCATATAGGGCTGATGCAATACGCTTCCGCCTTGAAGGTAAACGGCGAAGTGAATTGAAAAATCTATACCTAATTTATTTGCAAAGCTTTTATCGACCCCCTTCATCCCTATTATGTCGTGTTTTTTCAAGTCGTTTACCTCTGTGAAATCGTTTTGCTTTAGGTACTTGTCGAATGATTGATTTAACCTGTATGAGTTTATCATCTTTCTGTATTTTTTGCTAGATTTCGTTCCAGTAAGCATTATGGTTATATCTGACTCTGAAAGGTTCACTCCTTTTAGTATTTCTACCTTATCGTAATCAGGGATTTCTATTTTAAGAATTTTTTTATAGTAATCACTTACCACTAAAAAACATCCTATTTTGTCACAGGAGTTTGTATCTTCCCAAGATCTTCCCGTCAAAGGCGGCATAAATCCATTTGGTTCGTAGTACAGAAAATCATTATTTTTATGATCGAACAAAACTAAAGGCACGTTCAGTTTTTCGCTTATCATTTTATCTTTGGTGCTGAATGAGTTTTGGCCTTTTGTATGCGTGTGATATATAAATGCTAAATTTTCCAAGAAAGGATTTATTTTATCATTAGTAGTCAGAAATTCCTCTTCTGGATTTTTAGATTCGTTTTCAAATTCTTTAACCACGTAATGTTTCTCTGTTGGGCTTGTTTCGGAATCGAGACCCGACAAAATAATACCTCCGCACTCGTTAGGGTATTCCTTTTTCGAGTGAGAAATAATTTGATCTTTTATTTCTTTCGCTAACTTCATCTTAAAAAATTATGCCTAACAGCCAACAAGGTTCTTTCTTTCAGCGCTCTTGAGTATTCTTCGATGCATGAGAACCCTCCAGCTGGATGGTGTAATATTGTGTCGTTGCCCATGTATACAGCCGAATGAGATAAGAAACTTTCCCCGAACTTGTTAATTAAAATTGCATCGCCTTCCCTTAGCTCGGATTTTTCTATTTCAAAAAACCCTTCTGATTCGTAGTTCTCCCTAAAAAGATCTTCTCCTCCGTAATCAAAAGACTCATTCCTTTCGTAGTCTTTTATGTTCACGCCATGTCTAGTTCGGTAATAATCCCTTACCAAAGTAAGGCAATCGCTTACACCGACGATATGGCTTCTTCCCAATAAGTCGTCTTTTTTGCCCGTGGGTACATATTCCACGAAAGAATTTGAGCCTATATGGTACATTAGATATCTAATGTTTTGAGCTTCGCTTTGAGTTTTGTCGAAATGAGAAAATTCTATATTGTCGTTAACATGGGAGTGGTACACGGAAGTAATTGTCCCCAAGGCTGTTGCTTCTAGATATTGCTTTGGAGAGATTTTAAAATGCTCATTTTTTGAAACGGAAGAATTGATACATTCAAATACGTCTAACTCCTTTTCTTTTTGGATTATAAACCCGCAGCACTCATTTGGTACTTCGCGTTTTGCGTGTTTTATGATCTTGTTCTTTACGTTCATTCTATTACGAGTCTTCAAGTTTCTTAACAGCAGGAAATCCTCCGAATGGCAAACACCCACCGTGAGTTTTGCCGTCCCCAAGTGCGTGGTATGCACTTCTAGTTGCTTTGCTCATCGAAAAGCTGCCAGCGGTATTTAGACCTTTTTTGTCTTTGTAAGAGTCAGACCATCTTAATTGGCACCCCTTTACGTCTTTAGCACATGAATCTTGAAGCCAGTACCGTCTGTTAGGCGGTGCGGCAAACGTATCAGCTGCAGCAGATGGGGCATTTAATCTACAAACAAAGTAATATTTTATAGAATTCTTTTCTATAAATACCGCATCACCTTTAGTATACTGTTTGGTCGTATTGTATTTTTCAGGAGTCATTTGCTCGTTGTATTCAGGTACAGCGTCTTTGATTAGTGTATTTTGGGTATCTGCCACCAATGGCGCTTTGGTGGGAAGGTTTATTCTTCTCATGCTGTCTTTTCCGAAAGCTTCCTCGGCTTTCTCTCTTAGGTCGGCGTCCTGCGCGTTAGAGTAACCGGAGGAATATTCGTAAAGGCAACCTTCCCCTCGGTATTTAAATTGGCAACTTCTAGCTATGATAAGCCTATTGGGTAAGTTTTTATTTTCGAAATCCACAAAAGACGCAAGTTCAAATTCTAAGTTGGATCCGTTTTCGGCGCTTTTTCTTTCTATGTAGAATATCTCCCTTGGAAATTCTGCATTCGGGTCTGGCTCAAAGCCCTTTGGGACTAAGCTTGTATCCCCTATTACAGTTCTTGTCCCTCCTCCGAAATTTAAATAAAAATTTTCTTCGTCTAAATATTTTGCGAAAGTTTTTACTCTTGTCACCTTGGCCCCGATTAAATCCCCAAGTTTTCTGCAAGCTAGTTTGAATGTTCTAAATCTTTCTAATTCATTTTCGTCTGCCCCTATCGTTAGCTTGGGGGACGGAGCAGTCCCTTTAGTGGTGAATTCATATCCATCCACCTGAATTGGCATGGCCGAGTATCTTTCGCCTTTCCAAATCACATCTTGCTGAATCAGTTTCAAATTATTGTGAAATCTAAATATGGCGTCAGACTTATTAGTTACATCATAAGGGACAATTTGATCAATCAGCAGGTCTTCTACGTCAACTTCGTAAAGAGTTATTATTTGAGAAGGAGCTACCCTTTGGAGCTCGCTTATGATTTTCTTCCCGGAATCTAAAGATTTAGACACCGGAAGGCTTGGGAATTCATCTATCTTTTTTGTAGCCATTACAGCGTTACTTCTTCAAGGGTCACTTTAACATTAAAATTGTCAAAAAATTTCATAGAGAAATTCCAATTTCTGACAATAAAAAGTTTTTCAATAGAGTATGGAGGGGGCAGTTTGTATACGAAAGACTCTTGGCCCCTTCTTGCAGCCAGAAAGTGAGAAATTGCTCTAGCTTCATTTCTAGTTTTTCCGTCGAAAGTCAACGATGCTTTTATTAGGTCATTGTGTACGCTGTTTATTATTCTTTGCTCATATCCGTCTCCAAATTTTATGTTTTGGACTACAGGGGTAGAGGCTATGGAAAAATCATAAGAGGGCTTCCATAAAAACTCAGGCTTTAATCTATTCAGCTTTGTAAAATATTTTACCCCGCCCCATTCAGTGTTCGATACGGTAGGGGCGCTGGAAGTCACGTTGTCTTTCTTGAAGTACCAAAAGTGCTTTTTGTCGTTATACTCATGAAAAACGACGTCATGGAGATTGTAAGTCGTCCCTCCTGACCATGAATTTATATCGTAAATATTAAACATCCCTTTTTCCTAACTTATTTACACGTATTTCATTATTGATTAAAAAATAAGTCAGTGTAATAACTATATATGGCTTTTAGCGTTTTGAACAGAGAAGACCAACAAGTTTTTATAGGGTCTGGTCAGGTTTTCGGTATTCAATCGGTGAACGCTTCTTATACGGTCCCAGAGCAGCCTATGGAGATTGTGGGGTCTAATAGGATTATCCCTATCCCCACTAGCTCTCAGGTGGGCGAAATGACCTTCTCAGCCTCGTCTGTAGATACGGATCCTTTCATTCAATGTATATCAGAGCAAAGCTTCAATGGGTATCTCTTAAAAGACCAAAATGATTTTAGCAAGCATTATTACGCATTTAATTCTGGATATCTTCTGAGCTATTCTAATTCATGCTCAGTTGGCCAAATTCCCAGTATGGAAGCCAGTTTTAGGGTTGTAGGAGACATGGGCAGGATTCCGACTGGAGAAATGGCCACAGATGCCCAAGAGGAAGTGGCACACATCAAGAATTCGACGAAGACTGACCCATCATTTAAGTTTCCCGCCGCCTCCACTATTGAAATAACTTTAGATGATTTCGAGACGAATTTAGTTCAAAATTATCAAATTTCGATAAAAATCCCTAGAAAAGATTATTACAAAATAGGAAGCAGAAAGCCCCATACGGTAAAAATAGACTACCCTGTCATTGCAAATGTTAATTTCACAATAGAAATAAATGATTATTCTGGCAATTTAATAAGATCTTACCCATGTAAGCAGAAACTTAAAAATTTCGAAATAAACCTAAAGGATCACAGGACTAGAGATCTGATAACTCAATTTGCATTTTCCGGAGCTACTTTGGTTGGTGAAAATTATACAATAGATACAGATCAAAACGCTAGGATAACGGCTACTTATAAAACCTATATATCAGATTTATCCACCCTTGATAATAATTTGATTGGTCCAGAATTAATCACTCAGACTTATTGAATTTTAGTGTAAAATTAACTGGAAAAAGGTTAAGGGATGGTTTTTTTTAATGACTGCGATATTAGGATAAATGGAACTGGGTTAATGGCTCAGAGAGCATCCATTAAGTCCTCTAATTCGTTAAAGAAAATAAAGCCCCTTGGTAGAGCAGACGCTATAGAACTTACCCCAAATGGAGCGGTCCAGAACTCTTTTTCCGCTACTTATTACGTAGATTTAGACAGAGATCCCTGTTATCCCGAAACAGTAAGGATCAAAAACTCAACAGAGTTCGAGCAAGCCTCCCCGCAAGTGATAGAGGTCGCAGGAATTTCTGGCGTTTTTTATATGAGCTCTTTTAACATTAGAGTTCAGGAAAATAGCGTTATTTCGGCTGACGTTACTTATAACGGCTACGGAGAATTAAGCGGTAACGTTGCAGAAAAAGTAAGCGATCTAAACCTAGCGGAAAGTGGATTTAGTGGATTGGCTCATTCTTGGACTACTTTTATACAGTCCGACGCAGGTGATTTGGATATCCCCGTCTTTAAATTTAATTACTCTTTTTCTAATATGGTTAAACCTTTATATGCCATAGGAAATAAACTTCCTTTTCAGGTTGCGAACATAAATGCTGAAGAGTCCATAAAAATTGAAAAAGATCAAAGTAGGCAAATGAACCATTATGGCGAGAGTGGATGCGCTCTATTTGACGCTTGCGAACAGAACCCAAGAGTTAGAATCTTTAAGTTGGGGTATTTATGCGATGGAAGTTTAACCGAGTCTATGGATTTTGATGTGTCTGGATATAGAATTGTATCTAACAATGTTTCAATAAACACAAATGATTTTGTTAAGTCTACTTTTGAGATAAGGAGGATAGACTAATGTATAGTAGTTATAAAAATTGTATTATAACTCTAAATGGGAGCGGGATTATCGCTGACAGAGTTGGCATTGACGTAAAGGCAAACCTACAAGATAATTACCACTTAAATAGAAAATTTTCCCAAGGAGCCCCCTCTCCAGCTACTCCAGTAGGGGGGAAATTTAATGTGGGTTATTACTTAACTGGAGAAGACCCCCTACAGAAGCATATATACCTTGAAAGCTCCGGAATAAGCGGTGAGTTCGGGGGGGTGAATTTTTCAAGTGGATACTTAACTTCTTACTCCGTAAGATTTAATCCAAATCAGCCCGTATACGTAAATGCTTCTATAGATTTCTTTGATCATTTCTCTGGGCAGTTTATCCCCCAGTCAGAAACCTTAGATTCCCAGAACATACTTAATGTTTCTGACATATCCATAAATGGAACTGGATTAGGTAGTCTCTCAAGCGTTAGGTCAGCTAGTTTAGAATTCAAAAACGAGGTTAAAGCAAGTTACGAAGTATATACAGGGGAGTCTACGACGAATATAAGACCAGATAGAATACTATTTGGCAAAAAAGAACTTACCTCAAACATAAGTTTCGACAACTATAGCGGAGACTTAAGTATTTATGGGGAGGATTGCAGTGTCGCTTATTCTTTAGCTGACAGAGATGGAACTCGTCAAGCTCAGTATTCGCTAAGGGGGAAAACAGACAGTAAAAATCTTAGAAGTAGCTCTGATGGGGTTCTTGGTAATACTTTTTCCGTAAAGCAAACAACCTCAAGCGAAACGACAAGCATTACATCATTTTGGCCCGGTTCTGGGTTGCCCGGAGAGTTAGTAACTATCACTGGGGTAAATTTTCATAACGACCCAACAGTTTGCATAGGCGACTATTGTAACATACAAGTCTTTTATATAAACGACACAACAATACAATTTATTGTCCCAGATATTACAGTCCCCTCTGGGACTATAAATACAAGAAGAACCGATTCTGACGAAATAGAAGATGAAACTGATGATAACTTCATAGTCATAAGGCCAGTTATATCGGTGGGAGGTATATTTAGGAGAGATTAAAAATGCCCCTGTCTCCAACATTAACGGGATCTATAGGCGATCAGATAATGATATCTGGTGGTGGCCTTGACCGCGTTAGTCATGTTTATTTCAATCAGCAACCTGCCTATGGTTCTAGCGCTCAGTTTTATACGGTAAATCAATACTTTCTACAGGCTACGATTCCTCAAAACGCTCAGTGGGGAGAAATAACTTTGTATTCTGCTTTCCAGAATTCTTCTGGTCAAGCTCCCGAAAAATTCGTTCCCGCCCCGCAGATAACAAGCTTAGACACTTATACTCCACTGCCCGGAAGCATAATTACCGCGTCCGGCCATGCGTTTTCTGGTGTTACCGGAGCTTTTTTCGGAAGCGAGCTAATTTTAGGAGAAGTTCTATCAAGTTCTGTAACCGATATAAAAGCCCTGCCGATAACAGTTCCCACAGGCAATATATCTGGCTCGCTGAAATTAATGGGCCAATCTGGAGTGGTCGGGGAAATACATGGCCTTGAGGCCGGAGCTAGGCTAATCGGGATAACTCCAGCTTCTGGTTTCGTAGGAGATCAGGTTATCCTTTCTGGTGAAAACATTATCCCTGAGACGGTAAGGAGTAGTAATGGATTGTTCGATGTAAGCTTTAATGGTGGGATTGCGGGATTTGGTTCAAGCGGGAGCAATGTTATTACTGGTTACGTTCCCGATGATGCATATTCGGGATCTGTAAATCTAATAAATCTAAGGGGGGATATTCATACTGGGGGCATTGACTTTCACGTAAGGGTAAGTGCTCCCTATATAAGTAGTTTAGATCCTTCATCCGGAGTTCCGGCTGGAAATAGGGCTCCAGCATATTACTCCATAACAGGAAGAGACTTTGTTGACGTCGAAGGGCTCTTCACTTTTCCAAGCGGGAAGTCTTTCGATATAAGCACCGCTCATAATTTACTTAGCCCATTAACTTTATCTTACAATAGGATAAATAATAAGAATATAATAATCTCTTCTCCTAGTGGTACTGGCTACATGGACCTTGTAGTGCAAACCGCTCATGGGACTGGCTGGAAGCAAGGAGCTTATTTTGCAAAATACGAACCAACGATTATTGGGTTTGCCCCTAGATCAGCAGAACTAAATGCTCCAATTACAATTACTGGTAGCGGATATTTTCCAGATAGCTTGTCCGTTTATTTTAGTGGCTCTCATGCTAATAATACATTCTTAAATCAAAAAATATTAGCGACCATAAGTGGCGTTGAAGGCGACCCATTAGAGACCTCCACGGACCAACAAGTTATAACTGTAAGAGCTCCGGGAATGTCAAGCGCCTGTCCTTACAAATTAGTTGTCGATAATGGAGTTGGTGGAGGCGTTATATCAACTGATGCTTTCAATTTTGTTGGAGCTCCAGAAATAACAGGTGTCACCCCATTATCAGGTAATCATGGCGATCAGGCTTTGCTGGGCGGTTCTTCTTTAGGGGGGGTAAGTTCGGTAAGACACGGGTCAGTTTCCGTGACTACATTCGAAGCGTCTGATGCCGATAACCCAACTGGGTTGTTAGTTACTATACCGCCTAAATCGAGTTACATAGAGCAAGATTCTCTTTATCGAAACAGAAACGAAGTATTCTCTATCAGTAATTCGAATGGCGTAGCTTATTCTTCCGATAAATTCCTAGTAATACCCCCTAGCGTTGTATGTAGCGGATTCCACCCAGAGTTCCAGCAAAGGGGTGGGTACATAACAGTCACTGGTGGGAATATAGAATTAGTTACGGGAATACACTTTTCTGGGAACTCGACAAATACGGGGATAGCAACAGTCAGAGTTGATAATAGAGGGCCAATTACTCAAATACTCCCGACTGGAAATGTTCAGCCCAAAACTGGAATTCAAGTTAGGGTTCCAGCGGAAGCTACAAATGGGCCTATACGTTTAGAAACAGAATATTCTTCTTGTGAGACTACAGGAACTTTTTATGTGGATATAACCCCTGATGGAGTAACTGTATCTCCAACGACAGGATTATATGGGGATACGATTACTTTGAGCGGCGATAATACGCATGGCTCAAGTTATTATATATGGCCGGTTTATACTTCCGGAACGCTGGACATGAGTGATCCAGTTAATAGTGGCTCTAACTCTTTAAATTTTCCTCCGACGCTTGATTATGGAAGCCCCGATAATGTTCAGTACCTTACTAATTCCGAAGGCGTTGATTATGTTACGTTCGATATACCTAGGGGCCTTGGAGAAAAAATCAGTATATATACAGTAAGAAAGGGGGTTTCTAATCCTAAACAATCAGACTTCAGATCAGTAGCTTTTGAAGCAGTTACTATCCTTCCTACTATTTTGGGAATTTCTCATTCTCAAATAAAAGTTGGAGATACCTTATACGTAACTGGGATTAACGCGTTTAATACGTTTGAGAATGCCATAGGTATATCAGGTACAGGATTAGCTGCGACTTACGAACCTGAAAGCCCAAAACAATTAGAATTTTTAAGTAAATATAATACAAAAATTGATCATTATACAGACAACTCAGAAGCTTCTTTCTTTAATCTTGGTGATTATTTCCTTCCGAATGATCCTGCTCTAATAGTTAGCAAGGGAGACGGTCAAGCTTTTCAATACAATGCAGACATAAGAAAAAACTATTTCCAAAGAGGTCTTTTAAATAGTGACGCCACAGGAGTTTTTGTTCTCCCAATCCAAATTGGGGATAATTTTGTTGGTACTGGTCATGTCTTCATGTTCATGAATGAAGAGTCGCTGTTATTAAACTACAGACAAAACATTGTAACTCCCGGCCCTGACTCGTTCACATACGAAGAAAAATTATATCAAGGAAGGTATTTCAGTGAGTACGATTTTGATAATGATGGCAAAGCAGATAAAACTATGTGGAGTGGTGCCACAAAAGATACAAACTACCATAATAAAGGGCTGTTTCATTCAGGATTTACTGGCAGCTATACGATGCAGAGGTGGGAAGACGTTAAATATAAGTCTCATACACTTGAGATTCTCCCTGAAGTTTTAACCGTCAATGGAATAAGCCCTTTATCTGGCTTTCAAACTGAGTCGTTCTCAGTACATGGTAGCGGATTATCAAACATAACAGGAATATTCCTTCACCTTGGCGGCGGATCATCTTCCAATGAGTCTTACAAAATAACTTTGGGTGGTTCATCCAATGAGAAATTAACTGCTACTATTCCTACTATAGCATTCAATGGTGATTCATTAATAGAGTCTGGGTATCTTTCGGTTCATAGTAGTTTTTCGAAAAAGAGCACAACCAGCAATTTAGAGAGCGGGTACTTAAAGGTAATAAGGCCCCCGAAAATAACAGGATTTTCTCCGTCAAGAGGAATAGCGGGAGAAACTGAATTTCTAGTAGGCGGCTATAACCTTCAGCTTAGCGATTCATTCGAATTAGTATCAAGAGACACTTCGGACGCTGGTGTTTCGGGGTGGGGGTTTACTGGCCTAAGTAATGGGTCAATTGGCATATCTGGAATAACTCCCGGTCAAGACATTTTCACCCCATTGCCTCAAGAGGTTGATTTCGAAATCAAAAAAAATTCCCCCTCTCTCCAGACCTCGATGGGCAAATATACCATTGTCAAAGGAGATTTAGATGTTTATGGAGACTTAAGGGTTCATCAAAGTGCCTATGTAAAAGATAAGCTCGTTAGCTCTGGCAATACATTTGTACATGGGGACATAGATGTATCTGGCGATTATCTATTGGATGGGTCTCCGTTAAAATTAACAGATCCATTTGTTTATAGTCTTCCAAGAGAAAATAAAATTCTCCATCTGAGCGCTTCAGACGAAGCCAGTTATACCGGAGCAGGGGCAACAGCTTGGCAAGATATATCTAGGAATAAAAATACTGCCGCGCTTGTAAATTCTCCTACGTTTAATACTAACGAGCTCAAATTCAACGGGATTGACCAATACGCAACTCTCCCAATGACGGAACACTTGAAGCCTCAAAGCTTTACATTGGGCGCAGTATTTAGACCCAATGAGGTTGGAGGTACGATTGCCACCCCGATAATCGAGGCTCCAAACCTTATCCCGACAGAACTTGTAAGTTACCAAATAGCTTATGATTCAACTAGAAGGTTTTATTCTACCTTAACATTCACGGACAATTCTTCTTCTACAATATTTACTAGTCCTGTTAATACGGGTATGTATCACATGGTTCATTCTACTTGGGATGGGTCGAATCATAAGATTTATCTTAGTGGCGCTGAAGAGTCCTCTGATGCAGTTGGCGCGAAAACA